CCGTCAGGTTGGTCGCCACACCGGATGCAGGCGTGCCGAGCGCAGGCGTCACAAACGTCGGGGAGGTTGCGAACACCAAAGCCCCTGTGCCGGTCTCGTCAGAAATTACACCCCGAAGTTCTGCTGATGTCGTTGCGGCAAATGCGCTGAGTTTGTTCCCTACGGTCGCAGCCGCAGATCCACCTATGGTCGCCCCGGATTGAAGAACCAGAGTCCCCTCACCCTCAACCGCAGCAATAGCATCAGCATCAGCGTAAGATGTCGCGTCACCGGAATACAACACCGTTCCGTCAGAGACCGCTGCTGATAATTGCGCCTTCGTGAAAGAACCAAGCACGGCAGCATTTCCTGAGGAGGTCACGTGTCCTGTAAGGTTTGCATTTGTCGTGACTGTGCCTGCTGTAAGGTTTGCCGCCGTGCCGGTGATATTTGTGCCCACAAGGGCGGACGGAGTGCCGAGTGCAGGCGTCACAAGGGTTGGCGAGGTTGCAAATACTAGGGATCCCGTGCCGGTTTCGTTGGAAATCACTCCCCGAAGTTCTGCGGACGTTGTCGCAGCAAACACGCTGAGATTATCTGCGACCAAAGCGACCGCCGTACCGAGGTTTGAAATCTCTGATTCAGTATGCGTATGCGACCCAATGTATGAACTAGCGATCGCCGTGCCTTGCCATACACCCGATGTTATGGTGCCCACAGTCGTCAGAGCGGACGCTGACGACAGGCTCCCGAGTGTATCTATCGCTGCCTCAATCGTCGCCTCTGTGGTGGCGTCAAGTGCGTCGATATTCTTGAGGGTCATCGTGCCAGAGGCATCAGACAGAATTTCGTCGCTCGAAACTTTCAAAGACGCTGACGTTTCAAGCATTATCGAGCCAAGAACAGACATTACCCCGCTGCCCACAGCTTTGGGATCTACAACTAGGTTTGTCCCGTCATAGGTTATGAATGCGTCGCTGCCTGTCCCGAACGTGGCTTTCTGATTATCGTTCCACACCCGGTCAGCATCGTATGGTCCAATAGCGTCTAAGCGCAGATTGTTATATTGCGTGTGGACGACTGCGTCGACCGCTGTCACCGCTGATGATGCGTTTGCCATCAGACCACCTTCGAGACTGTATAAGTCATTGTCAAGAACTTACCTGATTGAGTCAAATTCATAATGTAATTTTCAATATAATAATCCTGATTCGAGATCCCCATCTCTGGAATGCTTATCCGTATCCGGTCGCTCACATCACGATACATGATTTCCATAAGGTTATACTTATCGAGATTATTTAGGGTGACGGTGAACCTCTCACGCTCGTCTTTCCTCGCTGCAAGCCGGGCGTTAGCCCTGCTCTGAGCCATATTCCATGAATCAATATACTTCGTTGTGTGATCCTCACGACGGCGTCCAAATTTCGCCTGCGACGTAGAGTCTAATGCTCTTGCTGCTGTCGGGTTTGAGTCAACCGTTTTGTCAGCAACTAACAGGGCGGAGGTCACGTAATGTGAATTTTCAGCAGTATCGTAAACAAGGTATCTAATTATTGAAGTCTCACCCTCGAAGCCCGGGAGAATGTAGGCTGCTGCAAGCATCACGTCATAAGTAAGTGGCGTATCAAGGAATGAAAAACCCTCGTCCCTGCTGAGCCAGCCGGGAGTCCCCCACGCCCCTGCGTTCTCATAATCCTGTGGCCAGTCTGTGATGTTCACTTTCGTTCCGTCGCCGTCGACGTCGCCAGATTTTGCGAAACCAACCGCCGTACTCCCAGAGTTATCACGAACAGTTATGAAGTTCCCCATCCTCGTAAAAGATCCTGCACCGACCGTCGTGGATCCAGTGAAGTCCTGACCGGTATCGTCAAGCCACACTACTCCCGAAGCTGGCGTGTCCACCATCGACACCGTGCCGGTCTCGCTCGCAAGAGGCGTCAGGAAATTCACGCCCGTGCCATCAGCGTTCTGAAAAATCGTATAGCCTGACCCCGGGATAGGATTCCTGATATTGCCAATCGTGTCGCCGCCAGAAAGGGCGGTGATCTCGACCATACGATAACCCCCCAAAGTTGACGATTGAGCGCCTTGCATATCAGGGTTGTCGTCGACTTCTAAAATCCACACCGTGGCACCGAGTGACACACTAGCCCTGTTGAATCGGTAAAAAACTTCATTCTCGATAATGTCTTTTCCGTCCATCCATTTAGGTTTGGGCTCCATAGAAATCGACGGAGCAGATCCCGACACCGCACCCCACGAAGCCGCATGAGTATCGTGTGGAGCCACCGCCCTGTGATTAGTCGCCTCGTATCTAAAAGTGCCACGCCCGTCGATCCAGATAAATCCGACATCATCGTCTTGAATTTGGTATAACTCGCCGAGTGCTGTGAGCCCCATAGCTTTTGAAAAGTCAGCTATAAGAGTTTCGCCTGTGTCAGCGATCGTGAGCAAGTCTGTGACGGGAGTCCCGCCGTTTAATAACGGACGATCTCCCGGGACGTCGCCAGCCTCAAGGACAGTATCTATGAGTTGTTTTGCCGTCTTGGTCGGAGCGACTGTTTTAAAAACAGGGTGACGGTTTAGCCGCTCGAAATCATCCCACGACATTATGTTCGCCTCGGCGTCGATGCCCGGCGTTGGTTCAACTGAATCAGTCCTCCCCGAGAACACTGTATTCCAGCCGCCGAAATTATCCCACTGTATCGACCGAGATCCCGCTGACCCGCTATTTGCGCAACCACTAAACAAGAGACCGCCAATCCCGTGCTTTGTCGCTGTGAGGTTTTGGCTTACGCTAGAAAATTCAGCAACTGCGTAATCGTTACACCAAATTATGGCTTCCTCGTCTTGGAATCCTATTTCCACACGGGCTGATTCGCCTTTGTCCCACACAGCGTCTTTGAGGTTGTAGGTAACGTCAGGGGTAATGCCTGTCAGAGACCCCGACACGACAGCGCCAACCCTCAAACTCCAACTTGATGCGCTTGCAAACCACATATATACATAGTTGTAATTGTTTGTATCTGTATATCTGAATACGAACATAGGCTGGCTATATGGATAACCTGTTCCAGTGTCAAGCATTACGTCTGCACCGATCCGAGCGTTGGCAGTCTCAAAATCTAGGACGCAAGCCTTGCCAGTCCCGCTTGTCGACGACAACTCAATGTGGTTTGATCTAATTTCAAAATCCGAGTCCCCTGCCCATGCGCTCCACCCATCCTCGGCGACAGTTTGCAAGTCTGCTCTTGGCAAAGCCCGCCCATTTAAGTCGGTGCCATCGGTATCAGTAAACGAGTCGTATGGGTATGCCATTCTAAAACGGACATCTGGACCCGGGAGTTGAAAAGGGTGCAGCGGTGACGACGCGTTACTCGGGGAATATTTCCCGTCGTAGTTATGCATGGACGTCAGCAGCGTCGCCGCAGGCGCACGGTGGTTTTGAATATCCTTCCCCCGGGTTAGGAGTACGGCTTTCAGATCCTCTGAGACTTCCTCGTCAGATTCGAGAACTTTGTCCTCGTCGAAATCTATGTGGTATTCAATAAATGGGCTAGGCATTAGTTTCGGAACATTCTGGGGTCAACTAGCGTGTTGATTGTGCCCCTGTACATATTTCGCTGAGCCATTTCGACCTGTCGCATAATCACGGCGACTCGCTGCGCAGAGTCAACATCACCGTTGATTGTAATTCCAACAGACACGGGTTGAGATCCTGTCGCCATAGAACCAGCACCAGCCGCTCCCACACCGTAGACGCCACTTTCCATCATTTCGGTTTCTATGCCTCCGGGGATCATGCCGCCTCCCATGCCGCCTCCACTCATTTCGAGCGGAGGTGGGATCGGCTTGTGAGCCTCAGGGTCATCTTCGCCATCAACATTCTCTCCCCTTCTGGCGCTCCAATATTGGTCCCAAAGTTCTGCGGCGTCGAGTATGAGCGTACCGCCCGGAACCAAGTTGGCTAAGGTTCTTATCGCCGCATCTTTTTGCCCTTCGGTTGTGGCTAGTTCTTCGTTCATCTCCCTAAACGCTCTAGTGACGTCATCAATAGGCGTCTTTGCTTCGGCTGCTGTTCCCGCCAACGCTCCCATAGCCTGCTCCAAAGTTTTGACGTTGTACTTGTCGCCCAAGAGTGACTGCAATGGCTCCATATTGCCCCGGAGAGCCTCACCCAAAGCTGCGGCGGCTGTTGCGCTGTCTGTTTGAGCCGCAGCCATCAGGTCGTAAACGAACGTCAACCCCTCCACTGTCGGTACGATACCGCCTGATGCGGTAGTGATAGCCACTGCAGTTTCCTCGACTTCGAGATTCGTGGCTCCAACAGTCCTGCCAATCTCTTCATAGAACGGAGCGAGATCATTTAATCCAGATCGAGCAGCCTCGGGGAGCAATTTGATCAACGCTCCAGTTGCAACTATCCGTTTATGCGCTTCAACGGATCCCTGTATTACCTGCTGAACTCCGACACCGACGCCGAACATTGCAAGACCAGCTGTGACCGCAGACATTGAAAGCCCGCCCATTGATGAGTCAAGACCTTCTACATCTTTGTCAAGATTCTGAATATCCTCGCTGGCGTCGTCCTCAAACTTTGCCTTGAAGATTAGATCCTGTGTATTTTTGCTTGTCATGCTGCTTGTGCTATCCGTACTTCCTCACGAATTGATTTATAAGCGTAGAGCGTGTCAACCCACCTCTGGGATCTACGATCTACCTCTGCCATTGTGTAAGGGCTGACTACGCCTGCGTCGAGCAAATTGACATATGACGCTACTTCCGCAAATTCTTCTGGAAGATCCGACCGAAAAATAAACGCCAGCCTGAGGCTTTTTTTGTTTCATCAGTAATCCCTCCAATACTGTGCCTCTCCACCATGTATGTAAGAACCGACCTGACCCGCCAATCAGCGACCCGGTCGATCGACGATATGGAAACAGGGAGTTTGAACGACCAAGATTCTGTGGAGCCAGCTACCCGTAAAACCTGCGCCTCATGCGCTGCGTCAATATCCGGGTCTGTCATATCTATCCCTGACAACACCTTTCTGATCTGCCGGGATGTGCCCCAATTTATTTCCTGCCTAAACTCCCACCATTGACCGTCATCGAACTCGACCTTTATAAGCTGAATCCCACCCGAGTCAATCCCCGTCTCGGTGATTTTCATAGTCCCTCGCTTAGAATGTTGTATGTGTTACTGCACCTTGAACAAGTAAATCGCACCGGAACTTGACGAGGTCGCCGAGTGCCGCTGGATATTCAAGCGTTTTCATCTTCACGGTTGCTGTAAATTTTTCCATCCCGCTAGTGCTACCGGATGGACCATAGATGATCGCTTTTTCAGCGTCGGTGTTTCGGATTGCTGCCAACCCTGACAGCACAACCTGTGACCCCGTGCTCGCTGTATTGTCATACCAGCCTTCAATCGTAATTGTGACGTTCGCTAACCCTGCCACATGTTTGCGCCCTGTGTCGCCCACAGCCGTTGCGTCATAGTGTTCCATTTCACCGGGGAGACCCGTGACAGACGTAAGACCTGTCAGGACTCTGCTGGTTCCACTAGCGTCAGCGATCGCGAAATGCGTATCCTTGCCCGGAAATCTTGTATTTGCCATTTACTTATCCCATAAGTTTTGATGCGATTTCGACGCCCGTCCGAGAAATAATCTCAGCAATCTCACCGCTTGTTTGACGTTCCGTTTCTACATGATACGGGTTTGCTTTCGTTCCCGGGTGATTGACCTTCTTCGCGAAGATAGTCCGCCCACCGATTTTGAAAACTAGAACTCCGCCCGTTTTCTTTGGGCGAATTTCGTGAGGTCTCGTACCACCCCTCACAAACATGCCGTAGAAAGCACCATCTGGCGTCCTTGCTCCCTGCCGTACTTCCACAGCTTGATTCTTATTAGATCCGATAAGTTGAAAGCGTGACGAGTTGGCAAGTTTCCCCGTAGCCCGGGGAGTGTTTGCCTTGAGTGCAGGCGTAAACACCTGACCGATGTCCCGCAAGGCTCTGTTGGCTTGCCCTGCAATAATCGTTTCAGCCTTATTCAAGCCCTCGCCACCCCTGCGCTCTAACTCGTAATCAAACCCCATTATGTCCAAACCTCCGTGCCGTCCCAAAGCCCTGTGCCATTCCACCGGAAGATCGTGCCGCCTGCCCACTCGTTCATGTAGACCGTCGAGATCTCGACTACTTCGAGGTTGATCACCTGCCGCCAGTAGCTACCTGTCCCCACAGTCCACTCGTCGGGTTCGCCGACAACGTCAATACGACTATCTATGATACCGTCGTAGTCGTCAAGGTCTGGGTATTTATCGAAGTGCGAGACTACTGCATCAGCAAGGGTTGTGACTGCCGCCCGGGTTGCTAACTGATCGACAGCGAAATGAGCAAATACGTGAATCTCAACCGTGTAGTCGTCACGCCTTTTATATGAATATCTTTCGTCTCTTATATCAAGTTGACCCGAGGATCCCGGCTTACCCGTCGAACCTTTGAGCAGTATTCCATAAGAGGATTTTCCTGCGGCTAACAGTCTGAAATCAGACTCGGCTGAATTGCTGGAATCGAATTGGCTCATGCCCTGCAAAAGCGTCAGGGCTTTAGTCTGCACCCCTGCGTAACTCATGCCAACGTCACCACCTCTAACTCGATCACATTTAGTTCGATGGTTTGGGTCAGGTAATTCGACCCGCCAAGAATCGTGTCCTCGGGTCGGGATGTGTTGTCAGCATCGGTTTCGACCACGCCTTCTGTTTGGTCGAGGTTTGGCCACTTATCGAAATGGTCTAGGATGATTTGCGTAATCGTGTTTAACTGCGCCCGTGTCGTCAGAGAGTCCACGGAGTAGAGGCAATAGACCTCGATTATTATCTGACGGTCAGAACGTCTCTGATACTTACCATTAGCAGGGACGTCCTGCATGGATCGGTTGTCACTAGATCCCCGACGCAGGACTGCGTGATACGCCTTACCATTGGCAAGGATCCGGTAATCATTCTCTGATGAATTGTCAGCATCGAACTCGGACAGCTTACGCAACACCGCCAGCGCAGCCGTCTGGACGGTAGCGTGTGTCATTGTGTACTGTCAGCCCTAGAAACCCTGCCCGGGAAGTCCATCATATCCCGGGTAAACGCAGGCGTATTGAGGTCGCCTGTCTTACGGCTTCGGGCTGCTCCAACAATAAACAAGCCAGTTACATCTGTTGACCGGGTTGCCTTGATTTTATTTCCTTCGATCTTATCCAGAAATGATTTATATTCTGCCGCAAATCCTGAGATCCGGTTGCGGGTCGGCTCGGGAGCGTTGGGATCCCAAGATTCTGAGGGAAACGTATTCATAACCTTAACCGCTGCGCCTGCGCTGTTTGCAGCGACCGCTGACGCATACGGGAACGGGTCGTCACCCTCTACGATCGGAGCGACAAATCCAGCGACGATCAAAGCGTTATTTATCTCTGCCGCCACATCGTCAACCATTTGCTCCGCTTGCGCCAGCGTGGGGCGAGTCCCTGTGGTAAATACATTCCCGACGAGCAGGTCTGAAATGCGTCGCTCAAGGTCTGTTATTGCACAGTATGAATTGCTGTCGATTGCCATGCTGAATCCTACGAGTAGTAGATCGTGATTGTGCCTGATTTAGATGAACCCGAATTTGCCACAGTCGGAGTGATCAGACCCCTGTACGGGACAAGGTGGTAAGTACCTATGAGCGGAGTGACTTCCTCGCTGTTGGTCGTGTGCCGGTTCGCCAGCAAGCCCTGAGCGAGATCCAGACCGTCGGCGTCGTCGAGTGTGATGTCGTAGTTTGCTGTTGGTCCATCCGTAGGGTTAGTGACGACGCGTTCAATGCGTCCGTTAAAAGGTACTGAGTTCCCGCTAACTGCACCGCCCGCCGTGCCCGTCCACGAAATAACCACAGACCCGATCGCTGCCTTTGAGTTCGGCTTATTGTCCTCATACGTTAACGTGCCAGCCATTGTCTCGTCCTCCGACCAAATTCGGTCGATTGCTATTTGTGATTATCAGTAGCGTTGATATGTCGGTTCAACGTTGTCTCGTTAGCATAAGTCTTTTCGCAACCGATTGCTGGACATCTTAGCCGCCCTGTGGACGCCACAGCAGGCGTTGCGTCCACTACCGGAGCATTTACCTCTACAACAAACTTGGCGTGCGTCTGTAACAGATGGTTGGCTATATCGTTGGGGAAGCCCTGCGGCTCCGACGTGATCTCCACGTACCGTGCAGGATCCTCGTCAAGCCTGACAGCGTAAGCCCCTTCATTTGATGTCGCCTTTTTTACATAGATCACGATGTGCCCGTCTCACAATTTAGGTTTTTTTGCGAGGCTTGAAAAGTTTGGGACGCTTGCGCTTTGGCTTAGCCTCCGCCTCTACTTCCACGATAATTTCCTCGACCTTGCCCGGGTAAGTGTTGAGGATGTGCTGAGCGTCAGCGTCGTCTAATTCGGCTGGCTCATGCGACAACTCCACATAACGTGGCTTGCCCGCCGGGTCTGTTGCATTCGGTTCAACCCGGACTGAAAAACCGCCCGGATTTTTTACGGTTGTTTTGATAAGTCGAACCATTTATTTACCCTCAGGGAAAAAAGTATTGCCCGGCTGGGGAATTTCCCAGTCCGGGCTTTTGATTATGCTGCGTGTGTTACTGCGCCTGACACCGAAAGAGTGCCGTCAGGGTTGATCGCCACGAGGTAAGTCGTAAACGCCCCTGCGTCGGTTGCCACAATGTCAATGTCGCCGTCAGCCTCGGTAATTGCAATCCCTGACAGGTTGTCGACCTGCTCGATGATTGCGCCGTCTGTGCCTGCGGCTGTGCCCCCATCGTGGGCTGTCGTCGTCGGGGTTAGCCCCGCCGAGTCATTAGCCCAGTACCAAGAAAATGCGCAGGCTTCCGCCATGGGGTTCCCTGCTTCGTCGAGTGCCTGCCCTGACACCGTAATGGCGTTAGTGGATTCGGCTCCGACTGTCCAAGTGACCGAGCCGAGAACACCCTTGCGCTCGCTAGATCCTTGAACGGTTCTTCCACGTTCCCTGTTAACAACTGGTCTAGTCATAACTTTTCTTCCCGGCTAGACCCGAGCAGCCATTTCTGGCGGAGCGAGAAGCCTTTTATATTTATCTTCGGTCAGCAGGTCGTCAGCATTAGCGATTGACGCGTCACCCCGAACTTTATTGCGGCTGATAATGGCGTCCTTGCGCGGGTGTCCCGCTGGTACGATCCATATATCACCACCGTATCGTTCCGGGTCGCATGACCGCTCATCCCAACATCCTTGCTGCTTGAAATTTGCTGCCTGTTCGGTGGGGGCTAGACCTTCAACTACTTGAAAGGTAGACGTATGTGTCCCCGCTTTTGGTGCGAAGATCCAGCCGTCCCACACGAACCGACGATTTGCCCTATAAGCCTCAAACATTTTTGCGTTCCCTATTCGACTTCAATGTTTAGTCCGAGGTATCTATGAACAAGTATCCAGACTGAGCACTTGTGACCTTACGGTCTGAGTGCGTTAGGATCCGGGCGACGTTGCCACGGATTGTTTCGTCTCGATACTGCTGAACTGCCCACGGTACGTTGCCCACTTCGTCCCAAATGTACGTGTAAGCAGCAGCCGGGGTTTCCAGCGCAGGAGCGTCAATCGCAGGGATGAGCAGACAGTTGTCTCCCCAAACATTTGCGCCGACAAACGTCTGACCCTCTTTCGCCGTGTTCTTGGCTGTTTTGCCGACGATAATTTCATCGACGCCAAGTGCTGCGGCTACGAGTGCCTCCGTCATAATCCCGCTCTGGGTGTGCTTGTATTTGTCAAGAATGAGCGGGTGCTCTTTCAAGTCGTTCCAAGTTTCGATACCCATAATTGCTCGACGTGGCTCGGTGCCAGTGTTTTTACGCACCACACCTTTGGCTGTGTCGAAATCTCCGACAGGGTCGGAGTTCGCGAAATCGCTCCACTGGCTAACGCCAGAGAGGGTGTTGTCAGTTCCGTATAAGCCAGAAACAAATAACTCAGCAGCCGTATCGACTTCGAGTTCCATTTCCATCTGATTTGTCAGGAAGCTAACGTCCTTCTGCGGTAAAGCCTCAGGAGACTGTGAAGCAGCGACGATCGGATCGCCGGTTGGCTTCTCAAAACCTGTTTCATAGGTGTTGAAAGTCCCTGTGGTTGCACCGTAAGCGAGACGCAAGTATGGCGATTCTGGAGCGCGTCGTGCGCCACCGGATTCACCGAAAGTTCGGAACCAGTAGTCCCGATCCCAAATGAAGTACGTGCCAGACTTTTCATCGACAGGCACGACCGGAGCCAAGAGATCCCAAATAAAATCTGGGTTCTTGTAGCCAATACTGAGGTCAGTCAGTACCGGATCTACCGGGCGCATGTCGTTTTGAGTTGGTCCAGCGTATTTCCGCCTAGTTACCATTCTCATTTCCTTCCCGCCCGATTACTCGGTGTCGTGTGGTAGTGGTGTGATGAAGTTTACGGCGATCGTGAAGATGTCGCCAGAAGCGGCGTCTCCAAGCGCACGTCCAATGATCGCACGATCGGCGGACGATAGAACCGCCTCAAGTGCACCGGCTACGACCTTGCCGTCATTGTCGAGGGTGAGATACGCCCCCTGCGTAATTGTCCCGCCAGCCTTTGCTCGGCAAATGCCAAGTATGGCTACGCTGGCGGGTTCTCCGTCAGCTTCGGGGTCGTCCTGCAATATGCCAATTCCAGCCTGCGCAAAGTTCGCAACGTTGGAGTTGGTGATCCCGGCGACGCCAAAATCTTCTGTCAGGTATACAGCCTGATATTGCAGAGCGGAGAGATCACCCGTGGCGTGTGCCCCGGGAATGGTCAGCATTTGATCCATGATTACTTGACCTCCCTAACCGAGCGCATTCGGCGCAAGCGTACCGCACTCAGAGCCTGAGACTCAGAGAATGACGGGTTCGCTGCCTTGAATTCGCTCGCTTCTTTTTCGAGATCAGACGGCTCGCTGTTCACGCCCTCGCCCTGTCCCTCGCCTTCACCAACGGCTTTGAATTGCCCTGATTCGACTGCGAATGTGGAAACCTGTTTCCAGCTAGATAGCATGGCGGTGGCGGTTTCCTTGCCTGCCTTGCTTTCAAGATCTGCTAACTGTTCGGCTAACTCTTGGGGAGTGCCTTCCATGCCGACGAGTTTTTCAGTCTCCACACGGTATTTAGCGACTGTCGTGTCACCGGTAAGGGTTGCCACTTGAGCAACGAGTTCCTTAGTCGATTCCTTGACTGCGCTGGCTACCGCCGCCTTGAAAGCTGCGCCCTGCTTGAAATTCTTATCGGAGGACATGACCGTGGTCAAACGTCCGACGAGTGCCTTGGCTGCGACTGCTGGCTCAGAAGCCACGTCGTCCTCGACAATCTCGTCACCTTCTTCGGCAGCGGTTGAGGTTAACTCAATCGCCTGCTGCAACAAGCCAACGACTTCGTCCAGCATTGAGGATCGTTCCTGCAATTCACGGACAGCGTCTTTGACTGCGCCCTTGTCGGCTTCGTCTCCGAACTTCAAGCCAGCGGATTCCAAGTCGGAGAATGAAATCCTGTCGCCAGAAACGAGCCCCAAGATCTTGTCGATCTTGCTCTGATCCTGCTCGGACATATTCACCTTCTTTGGTAATGCCTGACTAAAACTACGGACAACACTTGCTGCCCGCTTTTTATGAACGGCGGCGGCGGCGATCCCTGCGAGATCTTCAACTGCCGGTCGTTCGGCTCCGAGCATGGCAAGTCCATCGAGGATCCAACGATCCTGATTATCCACCGAAAGCTCGCAACTCACATCCCTAAAATAATCCTCATCGAAAAGTTTTACCATCTCGTCAGGAACTTTTAGGTCAGCAACTAATTTATCGCCCTCTGTGTACAGGTTCACAACCTGACCGAGAGCGGCAACCCCATCAAGACCCTCACCATTTTCGCCGTTAAGCGTTGCGGGAGGCAGTTCAAGTTCGGCAGCAACCTGCCGGTTGAACTCGTCGCTAGTATGACCTAGCTTGATGGGTACGAACTCTGGATAGCCATTCGCGAACTTGTTGACCATGTAGTCAACATCGTCGCGGGTAAACGTGTTGATATTTCCCCCCGAGTCGGTATGAGTACCTATCGAGAAAATTTCCAACCCTAATATGGCTTTCTTGAAATTAGACACGTTGATATTCTCTATGCATCAACATTACCTGTCAAACGATGCGCCGGTGAAAGTCGCCCCTGACGGGGTAGGGAACGTCACCGACGCACCGACATATATTTTACGTGATTCGCTGCCAATTTCCGTTCCCTTCAAGATCGGCTTCAATATAACACCGGCAATTACCAAGGCATGATACCGCTCCCGCAGGGACTGTGGGCATTGAATCCCACCCGTCTGCGTATTCTCTAGCCAAACCGGGGCAACCAAAAGTCGCTCGGTGGGTATCATCTTCACAGTGATCCGCAGTCTTATCTAAAACCCAACGGGTGGCAATCGGATTGATTCCTAGCCTGCGCCGTTCTGAGTTCTCAACCTTGCCTGCGCTTTTCTGCGTCTCAAAAATAGCGACCTGCGCACCACCCGCCTGACGAGCCACACTGTTCCTGCGACCGCTGAACAGATCCTCAAAAGCGTCCTTCTTTTGCGCCCCTGACAATTTCTGCACCGCTCCTGATTCTTTCCCGAATTTTTCCTTGATGCCGGGAATAACTGACTCGTCAATGTTGATCTCGGCTTCTTTCAAAAGGTTGGCGATTGTCTGCTGCACCACAGGGTCATGGGTTCGCTTACCGAGCACCGTCCCCAACCCCATCTGTGACGCCTCGCCGATACGTGCCCGGGCGAGAAGTTTCAAATCAGCAGAGAGTTGGTTGAGGCGAGTGTTCAAAGTTGCGTTGGCTTCCGTGATGCCTTTGCCCGGCAGCGACATCAGGCGGCTAGTCTCCGCCGCCCACTTGTCGTAAATGCCAACGAGTTCTTTCTGATAGGCGTTTGTAAATTTTTCATAATTCCCGGGGATCCCACGCAGGTCTCCGCCAGCCGCTTGATCGTATCGCCTGACCTCGTCATAGAACTGCCCCAGATCTCGTCGCATACCGAGACCCCCGAACACGTCGCTGACGACGCTCTGCACTTCCCGTGGACCATCCCCGACGCCTTCGGGAAGTTCGGGCAACCCTGCCTCATCCCGCAGGCGTACTTCATCCTCACGGGTCGGCGTAAATATCTTCTGCGCTGCACCCTTCGTGAACAACTCCACGATGTTGGCGACGTCCATAGCCCCCGGCTTTGCCCAAGTAATTCTTGGCAATCCTGTTGTGCCGGGGAAAGTGTTGAACCGGGCGAGGTATGGAACAATCTGCTCATTTACCTGCTCGATCAACTCGTCTTGTATTGACTCGATTGCCATTGTGAAAAAGTCCTGCGACCCGACCACAAGGGCTTGCGTCCCGACGTTATCCATGCCGAGTTTCAAGAACTGTGAAAACATCCTCATAAGGATCTGCGTTTCATAGTCTTTGATAATTTCACGGACGTTCGTCGACTTCCCGCCAGAATTGTAGGCGGTGATATCCATGCCCTCTGGCACCATCACATAAAGGGCTTCGTCATTTCTCAACCCTTCAGCTTGCTTTTTCAGTTCCGTCTTTTCAGTGTCGCTCAGAGAGTTCTGTCCGCCGGGGAGTTTTATGATCGGCGTCCCACCGATGTCACGCTCGACGCCAATGCCCTCGATTACCCGGAAATTCTTGATGAACTTATATGGGACATACAGCGACCTCAGAAGCCCTTTGCCCTGCGGGTTCCCCTTGCGACCTCGCCACGTTACGTGGACGCACTTGTTGAGCGGGATCGCTATTTCACGCCTTGGCGCAGATCCTCGGTACATGCCTTGAATAAAATGTGAGAACTCGTCAGGGTGTGCAGGATCTTCAGCAGCCCATCGCCTCAGAGTTTCCTGTCCTCGGGGCATGATGTTGCGTATCCACAAGCGTCCATCGGTTCGCTTTTCTAAGACAATTTCACCGAGGCTGAAACCGAACTCGATTGCCTCGATCATATCGGTGAGCCACTTACGGATGCTCTGCTTGTGCATCTGACGGAGATTGCAGTCAACAAACTCAGCGAATGCGACATCCGCAACGTCGTTACTCGCAGGCTCTACGAAGATCTCAGACCGAATCATGGGCATCTTGATCGCGTCAAGCAGCGTCCCGATCAGGGTCTCGTCACGGGCTTCGAGGACGTAGCGCGCTTCATTGCTCCACGGCTTTAGGTCAACGAGATATTCCTCACCGAGATAGCCAGCCCAAATTGAAAGCCCTGCGTCTCCGAGGATCTTCGTGACCGTTCCTGCATCGGGCGGTGGCGTATCAATCGGATCCCGTGCCGGGGCTTCATGGCTTTGAACCTCTGCTGTACGGTCTCGGTTTACCATCGTGATTCCTTCGGTGCTACTTCAAGCCGGTTGTTCCCAGAACTTTCCCTGCGTCCTAAAACTATACCTGCCATCGTTGTGGTGTCGACCATATCATCATGTGCCCCTGCCGGGAATTTCGCGTGCTCTTGAAGAAAGTCAGAGAGCATGTCGTGATCCTCAGGCAACATCATCCTACCTGATTCCACGAACGGCGTCACGGCGTGTGCCCTGACAACCTTGTCTCCGTCGGGCGAGTAAGGCTGGATTGGGATCCCTTTGGCTATCAGGTTTTGAATCAGCGAAATGCCAGAAGCCTTGTCCTCGATGTAGACCACGTCGGGCTTCCATTTATCATATTGCGCTTTCGCCAACCGCTCCAATGCAGGGAACTGCAACCGCTCCCTGACCCAGTCCCGGGCGTACAGGATCCCGTCCGGTGATCGTGTCCATGTAGCAACGACCGAATAGTCATTCTGCTGACCATCTTTGTACGCCGTGTCAAGTAATTGAAATGTGCGGAATCGACTGTTGAAATCAAATTCAGCCGGGTTGTAATACTGCCACGATGCGATAGGAAATATCGCGCCTTCCTCGTCAGTCGGATCTTGCTGATATAAAGCGATCCAATCCCTTGTCCCCACGTCTCTCTTGATGCGCAGCAATTCTTCAAGCGGGTAACGTTCTTCCCACAATGCCTCGCCAACCTCGCGCCCAAGATCATCGTTCTCGGTTGCGATCGCAGGGAATTTCAAGACCGTCCATTCCTCTGAGTCAGGATCCTCGGCGTCCTGCCCCTCGATCAATCGCCCTGCGAGGTCGTCGTGGTGCCACCGAGTCTGACAGACGATTATCGCTCCGCCGGGGTGAACCCGGGTGCGCGCTGTCGACGTGTACCAATCCCACACGTCCTGCCTTCGTGCTGACGATTCAGCCTCTTTCCGATCCTTGACCGGGTCGTCGATTATCAGCAAGTCTGCGCCATGCCCTGTGATACCGGATCCCACACCCGCCGCAATCATCCCGCCTGCCCTGCCGCTGATGTCCCAAGACGCCGCTGCTTTAGAGTCGGGAGCCAGCCGTGATACAGGAAATAATTTGCCATAACGCTCCCCGTCAATCGTGTTTCTCACACGCCGAGAAAATGCAGCCGCCAAGCCTGATGCATAGGATGAAAGGATGATGCGCATATCAGGGTTGTGCCCAAGAGCGTATGCAGGGAGCAATTCAGAGACGTGCACAGACTTAGAATGTCGTGGCGGGATCTCCACAATCAGGCGAGTGATCTCCCCGGTCACAACCTTTTCCAGCAGCGACGCCAGCATCTTCGTGTACTTGCTTGTGATGTAACCGGGATAAACATGCTCACCGAATGCTGTGAGCGACCTGCGCGCCCTGCGCCTAGCTTGGCGGGTGCTCGCTAATGGTTGCTCTTGCCGGTATGAATTCGCCACGACCATTTATGTCACCTTCAACATCGCCGCCAAAGCCTTGCTCCCTCGCTGCAATCTTTGTCAATAATTCATCGTCGTCAAAATCTTCAACAGCCGCTATGCCACTTTCCATCTCGCCTGTGACAATAAGTTCTCGGGATGTCGTGGGACGTGCAGCCACACCGAATTCTTCACGCAGGCTTTCCGCCGTCTCATCTAACGCACGGAGAGCGATTGGCAAAAGCTTTCGGGCTTCGGTCGAATCGAGGTTAGCGAGGTCAGCCTTGCCGATTATGACCATCGCAGCGTTCTGAACATTTGTGATATTCCTCACCCGTGTTCGCGCATTTTCAATACCGGACGCAACCAACCCCCTTTGTGATTCCCGCTCAAGATGGGCGTCCCATGCTGCTGCCCGTGCCCGCCATGCCCACGCTGAGTTCCATGCGTTCCATCGCCCAGAGGCTCTACTGCTGCCCGGGGGTCGCCCCATCGCCTCGCAGTATGCTTTATCTAATGAGCGGTCTGGACCCAGCCT